TCTTCTGTTTGCACTTGGCTTGCTTACGCGCATATCGCCATGCATGAAAATATCTTCTATGTTAGCCATGCCCAAAGCATCGTTCCAATTCACAACAAAGAAAATTGGTATTTTGATTACAGGATACAATGATTGCCAATTTTGCAGTTTTGTATAACTGATCATTGCACTTGGATAAGTATCCTTAGAGCATGACAACCTTCTGATTTCCAACATTGCTTCAGGAATATCTTTGTCGTTAAAGAAATCAGCTTCTTTGTAGATAATTCCATCAAAACTTGCTTTTACTTCTCTCTGCTTTACCCATGCTCTGTTTTTCTTTTGAGCGATATAATCTAAAACACGCACTTCATGTGCGCCATCGTCTTTATTCACGTAGAGGGTCATAACCTATTCCTTCCGCAAGCGTAGACATAGCCATATCGAAGTAGTTGTTAAATTCTTCTTGGCTCATGTCATCAAAGCTGATGCTGTCCACAGTGCGCATATGCTGACCCGTGAGGCTGTTGTATCGCATCCTGACGTACCCACATGCCCACTTTAATTCGTCGTGCAGGTGATCCTTTGTAGGCCACTTACCTGTCGCCTTAACCACACGTTGCAGTATAGCCCAGTACATATTGTGGTGCGGGTTGGATCGCTTCTTTGTGCTGGTCATGTTGAAGACTGTGTTTATCGCAGTGTCTTCTAATTCGTTTGCATCGTGTTCAGTGAGTGGAACCAGCGCCCCCTCTACCTTCAACACTTGTATCTTTCCCATCTATCGCTCCTTGTGTGGGGGGTTTTTACAGACCCGATGTGTTGCCGCACATTCCCCCCATACGGGCCACTAAGCAGATCAAGAGTAAACATGGAGGCCGCTCTTGATTTGCCTCTGTTCTTAAAACGGTATTTCGTCGTCCATGTCGGCTGGTACACGATCCGCTTGTGTCTCAGTTGACGAATGATCGTTATATTGCACTTGTTCCCGTGGCTTGGGATCGCCCGCAAACTCTACTTGGTTAGCGCGAATATTATAGAATGTTCTGCCATCCTTTTCCACTATGTCCAAGCTACCAGACGCTACCACCTTTTTGCCTTTAGTTAGATACTGCGCCAATTTTGTGTTATAATAGTTCACTTGGAACCAGTCTGTGCCTGCATCGCGGCTATAGCCTTTGTTAACCGCGACAGAAAAGGTTGCAAACTCCCCGCCCTTGTTCTCACGAACTTCACAGTCTCTACCGATAGTCCCGACAATTGTGATAACTTTCATAATCCTAACTCCACTTTTCTTTTGTTGTGTGCTTCTAGCACTTGTTCATATTGCGGCTCTGACAGGTCAGGGCTGTTGATGATTTTGGTATACTTGCTTTCCGCTTTATCGAATTGCTCTGAGGTGCAGTTCTCATAGAACGTAAGCATAGCGTCCACGCGGTCTTGCAGATTGAGGTTCATGGCAGGCGCATTGTTCTGCGGTTTAGCCGCCTTAAAATCGTCAGCTTCTTCCTCAGAATAAACATCACCATGCAATCCCACTAACTTCAGAATAACGCGATCCTTGGCCCGCTTTTCTGCCATAGCAAACGGGTAACTGTTCTTATTGTTGTAGGGGGCAGCCTCACCGATAGACCACTCTGTGGCCCCTTCCATGTGGCCTGTGACGCAGATGACAGCTTCTTTAGCCGCTACATCACACGCAATAATCTTAGGCTGATCAAAAACAATGTTATAATGCGCAGCAACTTTCTCTAACGCCTTATGCAGAACAACAGGTGTACCGTGACAATCCCAGACCGCTTGGCGTTCTGTCAGATCGATGTCTTTTAGTATCTTTAATAATCGTGCAGGTAGTTTTTTAGCCATCTGTTTTATCCTCTATTAGCCCAGCAAATTCGCCGTGTTTTTCAAATTCGTCAAACGCATCAAAAACAGCGCGTTCCACCATATCCGTTGCACCTATTGGGAATTGTAGGTTAAGTGATGCGCCTACTCTGACTGCCATTTCTGTGTGTGCTGCAATCATTCTAGCAACAAACAGATTAACGATAGCTGGTGTTATTTTTTCTGACATTTTTACCTCATACTACAAATTGTCTCTTGTACATAATCGATAAGTAGCCTAGATACAACCCTATAAGTTATCGAACGGAGAAAAAAATGAACGCACATATGATGTACAACTTAGAGTATGTACGCAAAGCAATTCAGGATCGACAGCCCGCGCGGGTGTGTGATGCTACAGGTATTTCGCGCCACACATTCTATCGTGTTCGTGACAATGTCGGCAATGTTAGCTATGATACTGTGAAGGCATTATCTGACTATTTGATGGATGCTGAATGAGAAAGACCCCCAGCCGAAACTGAGGGTCAAGAGCGATATAAAAATGAGAACCAGTAAGGAGCATTCTCAAAAGACAAAACTAAGAGGAGATGTCTTATGTCCCACTATATGACAGCTTTAGCTATGAAGCAACAAGGTTTGAAGCCAGCGACAAAGATTGTGTTGTATTGGTTAGCGGATCATCACAATGGCGAAACACTAAAATGCTACCCAAGCATCAGCCGTTTGGCGAAATGTTGCGAAATGAGTGAGCAAAGCGTTCGCAATCAACTAAAAGAATTAGAACGGTTAGGTTTAATACAATTTACGCCGTATTTTTGTGATGATGGCAGACAAACATCTAACAACTATTATTTGATGCTGAAAGATGATGGGACAGTAGGGGGTTTAGAGAAGTATGACAGACCCTCTAGAAATTTTAGGGGGGAGGGTACAAAATCTGTAGGGGGGAGGGTACAAAATTTTGACCCAAACCTTGGAAGAAATAACCTTGGAAGAAATAATAATAATTCATCATCTGACGATGAAGTAAATTATTACTTTGATCAGTTATGGTCTTTGTATCCTAGAAAGGTAGGCAAGGGTCAGGCGCGTAAGGCATTCAAGGCAGCTTCGAAGAAGAAAGATTTCTATGATCTACTTCCCAAGCTGATGGATTATGTGCAAACATTAGAAGGTAAAGATAAACAATTTATCCCGCACCTAGCCACATGGCTGAACGGTGAGCGCTGGGAAGATGAGGTGGAAGCATGACATACGACGAAAGAGTAAGAGTTATTTTAAGCGAACTAATTAAGATGATGCAGGGGTATGCAACACCCAAGCACCTAGACACGCGACAGAAAGAAGAAGATGAAGCGCGGAACATTGTTCGTATGCTAAATCAGAAGTTTCCCAAGGACACGACAGAGGATCACATTCGTGGCACGATGGATCGGGCAATGCTAAAGCTGAAGGAAGCGCACAAGTCCCGTACATGGCCCACAGCGGCAGATATCAGTGCAGCGGTATCCAAGTCTATGTCTACAGCTAAATCGTCTTTGCCCAAGGGTAACGGTATGTGGAAGCCACACAGCTTAGAGATCAATGCAAAGCGGATCAAGGCAGGTGAGCCTGTCGGTCAGATGTACATTCAAGGCAAACTTGCAGAGCGCATGGTGCGGGATGGTTTAGTCACTGAAGACGAACTTGCGCCATACTTGGTATACATCGACGCACACAGACCCTTGACCCATAGAGAATAGTAGTAAATTATGGTATTGTCACGACAGGGCGACATGAAACCCTCCCTGTTGTGTCTGCCTCATATAACTGGCCCTCTGATAGCTTCCTTTCTCTATGTGCATCAGGGGGTCTTTTTTTTTAGTATCTCATACGCTATTATCTACAACATATAGACGCACCCACAATGGACGGTACTATGGGAACAGATGTAGAACAAAATAATAAAATAGGCGTAAATACGGGTAATCGTGGCAAGGGTAGACCTAAAGGCGCGATGAACAAAAATAGTAAGTTGCTCAAAGATGCGATACTTGAAGCAGCAGCCCGCGCTGGGAATAAGTTCGGCAAAGACGGTTTGGTTTCCTACCTAGAAGAACAGGCAGAGAAAAACCCAACAGCATTTATTAACCTCATGGGCAAGGTTCTACCGTTACAGGTCAAAGCTGACATCGAAGGTGAAGTCGATCATGTGGTGAGGGTTGAATGGCAACCCCCGCATTAGTTGAGGTCAGACAGACCGCATACAGCCCACGCAAGATAGCTTTGGACTTCCACAATAGGAAAGAACGCTTTGCGATTATTGTGGCTCACAGACGCTTTGGTAAGACCGTAGCTGTAATCAACGATCTGATTAAATACTGCTATGAATGCCCGCTAGAGAACGTGCGGGTAGGATACATTGCCCCGTACCTTTCCCAAGCAAAAGCGGTAGCGTGGGATTACGTTTTGCAGTTCACAGCAGATATCCCGAATGTAAAAGTAAACCACAGCGAACTGCGCGTAGACTTTGACAATGGTGCGCGGTTCCGTCTGTTCGGTGGGGATAACTTTAACGCTATGCGCGGCTTGTACTTCGATTATGTCTGCATCGATGAGTTTGCTGACTTCCCTGCATCGGCCTATCCAAACGTCATCAGACCAGCCACTGTGGATCGCAAGGGTAAGATCACTCTGATCGGTACGCCCAAGGGCAAGAATGAGTTTTGGGAAATGTGGGACGCAGCCAAGCGTGACCCCGATTGGTTTACCGCGATGTACAAGGCATCGGACACAAACTTGTTAGACGAAGACGAACTGGCAGATGCCCGCGCGATGATGGGCGAAAATCGCTACCTTCAGGAATTTGAGTGCAGCTTTGAAGCAGCCATTGAAGGGGCATATTATGGGAATGAAATGAAAGCGGCTACGGATGATGGTCGCATAACTATGGTTCCATACGATCCAGCGCTTGGCGTTGTAACATCTTGGGACTTGGGAATTGGAGATAGCACCGCAATTTGGTGGTCGCAGCACTTATCCAGCGGTGAAACACGGATCATTGACTACTACGAAAACAGCGGGGTTGGCTTAGATCATTATGCGAAAGTTCTGTCGGAAAAACCATACCACTATGAACAACACATTTTGCCGCACGATGTTCAGGTCAAAGAATTGGGTACGGGAAAGAGCCGACTTGAAACACTTGACGCGCTGGGCATACGGAACATTGAGATTGCGCCGAAGCTGAGTGTGGATGACGGTATACAAGCCGCACGATCTATGCTTGCCAGATGCTGGTTTGACGAAGAAAAGTGCGCACGGGGCATTGAGGCATTGCGTCAGTATCGCAGAAGTTTCGA